CCCACTTGATAGTCTATAGCCACCCGCCTGCTGTTTGCTTAAGGTGTAACTCTATAGATATACTACGCCATAATACTTCGACCGCTAAATCTAAATCTTATGACTCCTTCAACCGAGATTCTTTGTCCTTACCAGCATCACAGGACTGATTTAAAGAACTAAACTTTCCGTCTTATATCTCAGACTATGTATGAATTCAAGTCTTATTGAACGCGGATATAAACTTGCCCTATTCTTTACCATATAGTAAAGCTTTGGGATACTTATCTTTACATTGTTGCAAAGAAATAGACATATAAACTACTTGTCTCGTACACATTAATACTACACACCATAATTTAGTGTCGTAATCTAGTCGTATAGACATAGTTCCTCCTTTAGTATGTGAAAAAAAGGTTTGGTTATAGTCCTTTCAAGACTAAAATGGGCTGCTTTTACACAGCCCGACATACTATTTGAAGCCTCCGAACTTTCTATGTTGAAAAGCAAAGATTGACTTATCCTTTAATGCAGGATGGTCTTTCTTATACTCATCAACAGCGAAAGAACTATTATCTGCCACAACTTCACCACGATAAGCAAGTTTTGAAAACTCACTTGATTTGATAGAAGATGTAGAATCAACAGCCTCAAACATTTTATAGATGAAAGCACCCATAATATGTTCCTCCGTTTGTTATACAAAGTTAATACCAAAGCGAAGATTCCAGATTTGTCTTATATCTTCAGTTGACACAGTAGCGACCTGTGATGGAGCTGACCTTGCGGGGTCTAACTGCTTCGGCAAATATTGATGTTATAGTCTTTGTTCTGACTTTGGCGGGCAGTTGGTGCATCTAAAACACCCACAGAAGAAAGATTTCTCCCATGTTAGAAACTGCCCTATCATTATAGATAGAGTTAAATATAATTCAAATAAACATTGGACAGACGGCACAATCTTACTAACAACATTCATGAGTCCTGTGGGATAGGAATCCCCTCATGTGTCGCTTTCAGTTTCCGATGACAGGGTCAACATTTTAGTGTTCATCCGTCTGTTCCTCCGAGTACAGTGTTACACTGCAATCATCAAAATCTCTGGGGGAGAAATGATAACTCTTTACACATTTAGTTCATCAAATAGACTCCCCAGCCTAAATGATTTATGCTCTGCACCGTGCCTATTTATCTTTTCAAGGCTCAAGGTGTGTTGTTGCAGAGTTAAGTATAAGTTACATATATATAATAGAGAATACGTGTGTGTGTATCGAAAGGACATCTCATATGGGTTACCTGTTGCTATATTATCAACTTAAGAAGTGGGTAACACTTCAAGATAACCCTTGTGAAAAACTCATCTCGGCTCAAAGAAGATAAGGATGATACAATATATAAAGTAAAAAAGGGGATTTTATAGGCAACCCCCAAGCCTGTTAATGGTTATCGACTATAGTCTATCTGAATCCTACCACTACCACTGTTACCAGTTGATGGATTAAGATTAAATGCTACTGCTCCCCAGTCTTTCTTGTCCTGATCAGTCTGGGTTTCAGCTACATTCTTAGCCAGTCTCGCGCATTGCTCTTCAAATGCAATAGTCTCCTCATGACCTAAGCTGTATACATTTGCATTAACTGCGGCATAGAATGCATTAGCTCCAACTGCAGCAATAGCCTTCAGTGTGCCATCTGCTGTCGTCGGGTCACAAAGACCTTCAAACCATTTTATGAATTGTTTCATTTTTCTCTCCTTAAGGTGTTAGAAACGTGCATTAGTACTATACTAACGAAATAACATAATAACTAAATCAAAATTAACGTAAAAACGATAGTTAAAACCCCTGTTAAGGGGTACGTCAAATATTATAAGGACGGGCATTAAAATCCTACAATTTTTTAAAAGTCCATTTTTTTTCTTTTTTTCATTTGACATATGTTCTAATTTCAAGGGTGTGTGGGTGGGCTTAAATAATATATATAAAAAATATAATTTATATAATTACTGTAGTACATGAGTGGCTGTAGAATCAGTAACTTCCAATATGGCAAAAGTAATTAAAGAGATAGCTAATATGTCAATGTCTGGACAAGAATTTGTTCTAAAAAACATGGCACAAAAGCTTGTTCCTATATCAATAGATGGGAGTACATATATGATACCTAAGGAAGTAAGTGAGTTAATCGAAATGTTAGTTGCGGATACTAGTGAGACAGTACAAAGTAAAAAAGATAAACCACACAGTATATGACGAGATAGACGAGGTTCCTCCCCAAATTAAAATTAAAAAAAGTTGGAGAACTTCGAATGTACATGAATGGGTGCTTGCCGATGATGGCGGAGTGTTACAAGTCTTAAGGAAAGGTGTAATGCAAAAAGCTAAAGGCAAGAAAAGAGGAATAAATTATATAGGCACTTGTACAGGTACATATCCATGTACGAAATCTGCTGTTTTAGATACTTCAAGAAGAAAGAATATATATTCTTTTAGTGGAGAATATTCGCAGACTTTAATAGAGCAAAGGCGTAAATTAACAAGCAATGAAGAAATATTCGTTCAGTACTTAGCGAGTGGTATACCAATGAGAGAAGCTTATTTAAGAGCTTTCCCAACAAATGATGAGAGATATGCTCTATCGCAAGCTAAGACAATAACTAAAACAGAGAGGATAAAGACTGCTATGAAGAAAGAACTAGAACCTATTGTAAATGAATTGGGGATTACTCCAGAATATATACTTGGTGTAATAAAAGATATTGCTGAAATGTCTGAAAGAGATGAGACTAGATTGAAGGCGGTTACAAAGCTATCTGATATTCTAGACTTAGAAGACAAAAACACAACAAGGGTCACTCAACTTACTGGTGCTGTTTTCCAGGGTTTTTCTGATGACCAAATAGGTAAGGCTTCAAGACCCAATCTTGAAATAACCAAAGGAGAATAATCCTCAAATGAGATGCCCTAAATGTAATTCAATAAAAACATCAAAGAACGGTGTTAAGATTCTCGTAACAGGGAATAGGACTCAGGAGTTTAAGTGCAATGACTGTAATAGATACTTTTCTGTGCAAGTTGATGTTAGCGTATTGCACGAATTAAAATTTGTTGAACCTGGGGATATATTAGAGGTAGAAGGTGGTAAGCAGATTAGAATACATGGGCTTACTGATGTTCATGTAGGTGCAGTTGAGCATGATTTCAAAAAGCTAGATGAAGCCATTAAAATGATAGAGGAAGATGAAGATGCTAGATGGTTTGGTAATGGTGATTTATTAGAGTTAATCCCCCCTCATTATAAAATTAATCAAAGGGGTCAAGACATACCACCAGAAGAACAATATCTGGAATTTTCTAGAAGAGTTGAATCAATAAAAGATAAGTGTTTATTTATTAGAGGTGGTAACCATGACTACTTACGTTCTTTTAACATCCTAGATTTTGATGTTTGTAAGGTTTTAGCAAATGAAATAGGAGTTCCTTATTATAGGATGCCTGGATACACAAGAGTAAGGGCAGGAGGTAAAGAATATAAGCTTGTATCTGGTCATGGTAAAGGAGCAGGAAAGAATGGAGATACGGAATTAAATAGCATGGCTGCTGTATATAGCGATGGAGATGTGTTCTTTCTAGGTCATAATCATCAATTATATGTTAAACCTATGTATAGTTTGGTTATAGGAAAAGACAATACGGAAGAGTTAAGACGTAGATGGTATATACGAGGTGGTTCATTTCTTAGATACGCAGATTATGCTAGATATTCTTTTTACCCTATCATAAGGACTGGATGGACTACTATGCAATTTAATAAAGAGGGAATACAGTGCTGGGAGAATTAAATAAGGATGATAAAAGTAAAGAGAGGCAATAAGCACCCAAAAGATAAGATTATATTTGTTAACAATCACCAAATGACATATAAAGAACTCGCCAAGATATGTGTTATTTTTTGTGAAAATGAAGATAATATATATCCACCTCCACAATTTAAAGGAGGAGAGATGTTAAGGGAGTTTTTGAATGAATGTATGATAAATAGAACGGTTAATAGTAGTATTTTAGATAAATATAAATTATAAGGTTAAAAAACAGAAGAAAACTTGACCATTTTTAGTATATAAGCTTAAATTATGGGTGCATATGGCTAATATAAATTCCAAAAATGTATCAAAAGCAGAAGAAGCCCTTCTTTTAGCTCATAATGACTTGATTGCATTTGGTAAATTATTCCTTCCAGATGATTTTATGAGGAGTGAGACTCCATTTTTCCATTATGAAGTAGCAGACGCTGTTATGAATCAAGAGATTAGGCAATTGGCTGTTATTTTACCAAGAGGTCATGGAAAGACAGTTATGACTAAAGCCAATATACTCCATGATTTTTTGTTTACTAAAGAGCCTTTGTTTTATGGATGGGTTGCTGCTTCTTCCAAAATTAGCGTTCCTAATCTAGATTATGTTAAGTATCATCTTGAGTACAATGATTCTGTTAAATATTACTTTGGAGACCTCAAGGGAAGAAAATGGACAGAAGACGACATAGAATTAAGTAATGGATGTAAACTTATATCTAAATCAAATTTATCTGGTATCCGTGGTGGTGCTAAACTACATAAAAGATATGACCTTATTGTATTGGATGATTTTGAAGATGAAAATAATACTATTACTCCTGAGGCTAGGTCAAAGATTTCTAATCTTGTTACTGCTGTTGTCTTCCCTGCACTAGAACCAAAGACCGGCAGATTGAGAATAAATGGAACTCCTGTCCATTATGACGCATTTATACAGAAAATACTTGTCGGTTATGAAAAAGCTACAAAAGAAAAAGAGCCTTTTAGTTGGGGGGTAATTACATATAAAGCCATTCAGGAAGATGGTACTCCTTTGTGGGCAAGCTGGTTTGGACATGAAGAAATGAAGAGGAAGAAGAAGTTCTACGCAGATAGTGGAACTCCCCAGAAATTCTATCAAGAGTATATGATGGAAGTTCAATCATCTAAAGATGCTATTTTTACAAGAGACCACATTAAATATTGGGATGGAGATTTTATTAAAGAGCCAGAGACTGGTATGACTTTCTTAAAAATAGATGGCGAAGATGTCCAGCCCTGTATGACCTTTGTTGGAGTTGACCCTGCTACAGATTCTGCTAGGAGAGACAGCGATTTTAGTGTTATTATTGTTGTGGCTGTAACCCCTAATAATAATATATATATTCTAAACTACGAAAGAAAGAGGGGATTACCAGTACTCTCTATCCCTGGAACTGAAAATAAGGGGATAGTAGACTACATTTTTGATTATTCCCGTTTTTATAACCCATCTATGTTTACTATTGAAGATACATCTATGAGTAAACCAATATTCCAATCAATAAGAGCAGAGATGAGAAGAAGGAAT